GCGATCGTTGCATAGACAGCAGCACCGACGCCGCGCAGAACACCAGCAATCAATGCGCCGAACGCCTTCCAATCACCGCTGCTGCCTTGAAATAAATCAGCGAATGCATCGCCAATCATCTGGAACGTCGGCAGAAAATAGTCAAGAATTTGCAGCTGAATCTCCCTAAACCGGCGGCCGATCCCGGCCATCGTGTCGTTAAACAGCTGCGCCTTTTCTGTGAACTCAGCACTGAGGCCAAAACCCAGCTTGGTCAAGGCATCAGAGCCGCCGTTCAGCAGTGGGATGAGCTGCGCACCAGAACGGCCAAACAACCGCATGGCTACGGCTGCCTTTGTAGCTCCATCAGGTAATTGCGCGAAGCGATCGGCAATATCCTCAAAGACCTCATCAGCACCGCGCAGCTGCCCGCTTTCGTCCGTTACAGCAATGCCCAGCGCGCGAAATGCTGAGGCGTAGGTCTCAGTTCCTTTTGCAGCTTCCAGCATGTTTTTGCTGAGTTGCAGCAGGCCGGTGTTTAGCTGCTCATTGCTTACATCAGCAAGCTCAGCGGCATTCCTATAGGCAAACAACGTATTTGCCGCAACGCCGGTCCTGGTGCTCAGCTTTCCGACAGCATCTGCAAGCTGCAAAGCGTCTTGCGCGCTCTTTGCAAATGCACCAATGGCAAGGGCAGCGCCTAAAGCTTTGAAGGCAGTGCTAAGACCGCCAACGGCCATCTTGAGATTCTTGACCTTGCCTTGCACTCCCTGCATGGAGTTGCCTAGGCGCCGAATATTGTTTTCACCTTGAACGTCGGCCTTGATCCGAATAAGCGAGTCAATATTCATTGCCATTTCAGGCGCCCCGCTCATTCATGACCAGCATTGCCGCGCTTTCCATGATTTGCAGATCTTCCAGCACGGCGCGCTGGTCGGTTACTTCATACAGTCTAAATAGCCACGCAAGCGCGCCATAGTCCAGGCCCAGGATGCCGTTCATCGTTGTGCGCCATTGGGTCTGGCAGCGCAAAAACATTTGCACCGATTCCCAGTTTTCCTCTAGCACCTCAAACGGCTTCTCAGGCTCTTGCTCTGGCAAGGCAACGCCTAAGGCCGCGGCATCGGCGTCGGTTTCGTCTTTGACTCCACCGCTCGCCCAATGCTCAGCGGCCTCGATCAGTTTTTTCGCTTGACTCCGCTCAGGCTGCTGAAATACGCCGTGGCGATAGCGGTGGCCAGCATCGGCACGTCAAGCAAACGCTCAAGCGCGCCTTGGCTGAATGGCACCTCTTTGCCGTCGTCGTCGTTGATGCCGGCCCAGCCAACCAGCACCTCGCTGGCAATTTCTGAATCCGTCATATCGCCAGACTCGATCAGTTGCCCCATCTCGCGGATGCGGGATTGGCTGACACGGCGAAACTCGCCATCAAAGCTCTGACGTTGATGCCGGCCACCATCGACAGGAACGTCGAAAGTGACCGGCCAGGTGTAGGTGTCGGACTGCTTTAGAACAAAAGCCAAGGTTTAGGTGTAGGCCAAACTCAGCTCATTATTCCCCGCGCTGGTCGGAACCGCAATAAACGGCATGTTGAGCATCTGGATCCCGTCGCTGTCGCTATAGGTCAGATTGCCCAGATCCGATTGTGCGGTGGTCATTGTGACGATGTTGCCGCCAGTGCTGCCGTGCTGCCAAGTGATGGAGCCGGTGCTGGTGCCAGTGGCAACGGTAAAGAAGTCCTTTCCAGCAATGGTCGGCGCTTCGATCACAACGTTGCCGCTAGGGGCGCGGTTGGTAATCAGGATCTCTTTAGATCCACCGACCAGCTCGCGATAGATCACGTCGTTGGCGACGTTGAAGCTGTAGGACTGCATTACGCCGCTGAACCCGAAGGCTGAAAAGCTGCTGGTGTTGCCCTGCTTAAAAATCAGCGGGGTGGCCTGGTTGGCGTAGGTCGGGGTCGGCAGGGTCTCATCGGTAGGAGCCGAATAGATGCCGGTCATCGTGAACGCGATCACCGGGATACCGCCAACCTCACCCGACAGCTCAAAGCTGCCGCGACAACCCGTCAGGGTGTGGCGGATGCCGTCTTGGTGGTAATGGATCGTGCTGCTTTCAAAGCTGGTAGAGATCGGCGCATAGGTGACGCTGGTGCTGGCCACCACGGTCTCGCTAAGGCCGCAGCTGCGGAGCAGCGGGCCATAAGCGGGCGCAGTGCCGGCAGTGCCAGAGCCAGCCAGCTCAACCTCAAACGAAACCTCAACGCGGGTTTGAGCCAGCAGCTGATCAGCTTGACCCATGTAAGGGCGGACCAGATCGCGGTTGACGGTATCAGCCACCAGGGGCTGGATGTCCAAATTCCTAACGAGGATCGCGTTGCTTGCGCCAGTTGGCGAGCTGTCAGTTCCGTAGGTTGTTTCCAGCTTTGCCAGAATCAGGCGCCGGCGGGTCAAGACTGAGGCCATCGGTGGCTACCTCTAGTTGGGGTTGAGGGGCCGGCTGTGTCCGCTCGACGAGCTTTCGCTTGCCGGTTTTTGGATCTAGGAGGTAACTGCCTCCCAAACCATGGTTTTCATCAATCATCGTAGCTACTACCCAGTGGTGAGATCTGCAAGAGCCGTGCGATAACGCACAAGGTAATCGCAACTAATGACCCCGGCAGGTTGATCGGCTTCGACTAAATCAAAGCTAACCCCAACTGGCTGGATGTCATATGCATTCCCATCCAATGTCAGATCGGCCATCAGCTTGCTGTGCAAACTCTGAACGGTTGCATCAGCCGTTTGATCTGGGATTGTGCCGCGAACAATGACGGCAATCCTTACGGTAAGGCTCCAATCCAGCTTGGGAAGGCTGGTGTTTTGTTCGGCCGTGTCGCTGATCGGCTCAATCACCAGTGCCGGAGATTCGCCCCGCGTTAGCGGTTCAACCCTGCTGCGATAAATTCGCGTACTAACCCCAGTGGTTCCCGTCAATACGGTTGCAATCTGGGTCAGTATGCTCTCTCTGCGCGTCGTCATCAGAAGCACATAACGCTGATGTCAACAGTAACGTCAGAGCTAATGCTGGTCACCGTAGATCGAACGTAACGAACAGCGCGCCCAGCATAAAAATGCCCGTCGATGCCAGATTGCGTATGGGCTTTTTCGACGTCAAGGTTAAACCAGTTGGTTCCATCTAGTGAACCCTGGTCTTCGATCGTGACGTTGCCGGTGACCTTGTGGACAAAGGTCAAGTGTGCGCCATGGACGGCAATAGCCTCAGTTGAGCCTAAGGCAGTCAATTGCGCAAAGTGATAGATGTTGTGATCAAGGTTTGCAGGCAGGCCTTGAATGCTCATGACAGTTGCAACGCAATTTCAACAAACAGCCCGTCATCAATCAAACGCGCTTCTCTCACTGTATAAGCGCTGCCATTGACAGTAATGCTGTCACCGCGCAACAGGCTGCCAAAATCAGCGGCCTTGGCAGTCAAGGTGTAGTCAGTGCTTAAAACCATGTCGCCAGCAATGACTTGGCCAGGCATATCCAAGATGCCTTTGCCCGTCACGCTCCCAGCGACGCAATCAACGCCGAAATCAGCCAAATAGCTATCAGGCAGATCAGTCAGCGCCATTGGCTTTTGCTTTGCGGGGTGCCGCTTTGGGTTTGGGCTGTTCAGCCGGAGCCTCTACAGCGCGACCCATGCGGATCAGTTCGTAGGCCACTTTGGTGTCAAGGTCAAAAACCTTGCCTTCTTCAAGGTGCTGCTGCTGTGCGCAGCAAGTGCGAGCAATCAAAACGCGCATAAGAAAAAGGGGGCCGGTTGCCCGGCCCCGCCTCCTTTATCAGGTGGTGATGTCGAGAACAGCGGCGAAGCTCTCGGCGTGGCGGACGGCAACGTCATAGGTGACGATTGCGCGGACGCTGGTCAGAGCCTTGCTGAAGTCGTCGGAGTCTTCACCCACAACGATCTCGATACCGTTGCCCCAGAAGCCAACCATGGCTTGGCTGAAGTCGCCCATCAGCATCGCAGAGCAGACGCCGCTGCTGGTGCCCTTGGTCAGGTTGCTAGGAACCTGGTTGGTGACATACAGCGGGTAGCCGTTGACCGAAGAGGGAGTGCCGCCGCGGCCAATGGCGTTCAGCTGGTCGTTGACCAGGTAAGCGCCGTCGGTAGTGGTGGAACCACCAGCGCGGAGTTTCTTCAGCTCAGCCAGCACCTTGGCGTTGGTGACGTAGCCGATGGAGTCGCGGTTGACAGCACCGTTGTCGATCAGCACCTGCTCCTCAAGATCCACCAGGGCATTAACGGTGATGGGGCCACCGTTGGTGCCCAGAGCCACCGAGCCGATGCCGGAGGTGTTCAGGATGCCGGTGGGCTGGCCGGAGGAACCGGAGCCGTTCAGGATGCCCAGGTCGATGCCCAGGTTGATGCCGTCGGTCAGGTCGCGACGAACCAGATCCTCGATGCCAGGAGTGCCTTGCAGCAGGGTCTGGCGGCTGTACTTGGACAGTGCAGCGAGGTTCTTAGGAGCCAGAGTCACCTGATCAAAGGTGGACTCAGACTGAGTGATTGCGGTGGTCTCGGTGCTCAGGTAATAGGTCGAGGCCACACCGG